TTACTGTAGCAAAACAATTAGCAGTAATGACTAAAATCGGAGGTATTGAACCAAAAAACTTTTTAGCCAAAGCATTAAATGACCAAAGAAATAAACAACTAAGAAACGATGTTAAAGTTGCACTAGGCCAAACAATCAAAATCAATATAATAAATAGCGTCAAATGAGCATAACAGTAGTAAGCAGCCCAAATACAACACAACCTGCATATAATCAAATGTTGTTTAGTATAACATCAACAAAAACGGCAGAACCTAACTTCAACTTTATTGCTGATGTTTATGTTGCAGGAACTTTAGTGTCAAGATTGCTATTCCCAAAGCAACCTGGTTCAACAGGAATAACGATTGATATAAGCCCTGTAATTAAAAACTACGTTACCTATGATATGGCTAACGTATATTCAACAACGTGGGCATTTAATAGCAATTCACAGGTTGCATATTTTGTTCAGTTTGGCGAGTTGTATGACGTGGCCTCAGTTCCAACTGTATTTGCCAACTTAACACGCAATCCAACGTCAGGCAGTAAGTATGCTTTAAATTCAATATTTGATTTTGAGCAATTTACACCAAACATTATGGCAAGTTATAATGTTTCAACTTTTGGTTATTTGTTAAAAAATAACTCAATCACAATAAAGGAAGGCCAAGATTTATTCTTAAGCTATTACGATCCAAGTGCGGTTGTTGATTCAGGCAAGGTATTTAGTAGCCTTCCAGAATACATAGTCGCATCTCCATCTGTTGCAAATCAATATGTTTATAACATTAGCGTGTTATGGTCTGAAATTGTTTCGCAAGGATTAGACACTGCGGTCATAGCCAATGGATTTTACGATGTAGAACTTTACGATAATGCTACAGCAGTTGTAGCAACGATAAGGGTTGCAGTTAATAGTTGTCAAGAAAAGTTCCCAATATACAGATTACATTGGTTGAATAACTTAGGTGGTTGGGATTCTTACAACTTTAATAAAGTAAGTCAAGAAAGCGAATCAATTGATCGCTCACAATTCAAGAAAATTACACCTTTAGGATATACTGCAAACACGCGATTAATAACAACTTACAACACAACAATAAAAGATAATGTGTTATGTACATCTGATTGGTTAAGTGATGAGGAAAGCGTTTGGATGAAGTCTTTATTAGAATCACCAATTGTGATGCTAGAAAGAGAAGATAATACTTTTGTTCCAATCAACTTATCAGATAGCGCATACGATGTTAAAAAGTATATGAACGGCAGAGCATTGCACAACCTTTCAATTAGATTTGATTTAACTTATAATCGCTACAGACAATCACTATGAGAACCGAATTAAAAATATACAGTGCAACAACCTACTATAACATAGACTTGTTTGATAACGTTCCTATTCAGCTAGAAAAATCTATTGTTGACATACAAGAACCTGACCAACGCACATCGGATTTCACTAGAACGATTACTATTCCTGGCACACATAACAACAACACTATATTTTCAAACATATTTGAGGTCAATAATTCTGTTATAAGTGGCGGATTTAATCCAAATATAAAAGTAAACTGCATATTATTTCGTGATGGCATACCTCAAATGAGAGGTTTATTGCAATTAACAAATATTAAAATTGAAGACGAACAAAACGTAACCTATGATATTGTAGTAATTGGCAGAAATGCAAACCTATTTCAAGATTTAGGCGATAAAATGCTGACAGAATTAAACCTATCTGCTTATAATCACACTTGGAATGGAACTAACATTGACGCATCTTGGACTGCTGCTATTGGAGTAGGCTATGTTTACCCATTAATTGATAGAGGTTATTCGACAAACGAGCAATTTTATTATTACAAGGAAACATTTCCTGCGACTTATATCAAAAGTTTGGTTGATGCAATATTTAAAGATGCTGGCTATAGATTTCGCAGCAATTTTTTTGAATCAACAATTTTTAAATCCTTAATAATGCCATACACTGGCGATGGATTTAGGATGACACAAAGTGAAGTTGAAGATAGGTTATTTGAAGTTGCATTTAATGCTGCAAGTTCATTTATAACAATGACCACAACTGGTTTGCAAACTAAAATTTTATTTCCAAACATAATTAAAAATTCAGTTCCAGCAGGAATAGCTAGTAATTCGTGGACAGTGCCATCAGGGTACTTAGGAAATTATATTTTTAGAGCAGAACTTGATATGACAGTTAAATACATTGGCGGATCATCATATACCAATGATGTTGTAATGTTTGATATATCAATTTTAAGAGATAGAGGAGGAGTAATAACCGCTTTATTTGCAGACCAATTCAGAATAAATTGGACTGGTTCAATTACTACAAATAGCACATTTAATTTTAAATATAACGGGCAAAGTCCTTTAAGTTATTTAGAAGATGGCGATATAGTTTATGTTGATTTTGATGTAATAACTTTTAAAAATTTAAATACGCCTGCTAACATACAAATTAGATTCAACGCAGGTTCATCATTCTTCAATAGCTCGGATGGAGTTTATAATTTAGGCACAAACATTCAACTTGCAAATTCGTTGCCAAAACAACTAAAGCAAGCTGATTTTTTAAAAGGATTAATCAAAATGTTTAATCTTTATTTTCAACCAGATCCAACCGATGATAAAAAATTAATTATTGAACCAAGGGATGATTTTTATAGTTCTAACGTTATTGACTTAACACAAAAGGTTGACGTATCTAAAGAATACAATCTTGAGCCTATGGGCGCGTTGCAATGGAAATCACTTGAATTTCATTATCAAAAAGATAAGGATGAGTATAACACTAAATATTTGGAGCAATACGAAAACGAATATGGTTTTAAGCGTGTAACTGTATCAAATGATTTTTTGACAGAAGTAAAAAAAATAGAATTACCATTTGCGCCAACGCCATTAGCAGACGCAAGTAATAATGATAGAACTATAAGCAAGATTAGATTTTTTAATGCCGACAACATAAGGCAAGCAACAGCAGCCAAACCAAGAATTTTATATTATGGCGGATTAGTTCCAACTATTAGTGGCACTTATTTATTGGGAAATATAACACCAACAATTAGAAGCACATTTGCGTATGCAGGCCATTTAGATAATGTTGCTAATCCTACTTTTGATTTAAGTTTTGGAATGCCTGAAACAATCTACTTTGGTGCAGGAACAAGACCACTATTAACAAACAATAATTTGTACAATAAGTATTGGAAAAAATCAATTGAAGAAATTACCGACAAGGATTCAAAGATTTTAAAGTGTTCGGTTCACTTGTCAAATGTTGATTTGCAAAATATATCATTTAGAGATTCATATTTGATAGATAGGCAGTACTACAGACTTTATAAAATAACAACAGATTTAAACTCTGATGAACCTGCCAAGTGCGAATTTTTAAAGTTAAAGGTTGCACCTGTATTTGTTCCAACACAAGGAACTAGCAATGGTGGAATTGGAACTATTGGTGGTGGTGAGCAAATGCCGACATTGCAATATTATAACAACGGCGAGTTTGTAGAAAAGGAATCTCAATATGTAGCCATAGTGAGCGATTCGACCGAAGGTGTATTAAACAACACGACTCAATTCTGCGTAATAACAGAGGATGTTTACTTACCTACGCCAGCAAGTGGATATAATTTCGAAACAAATAAATCAATTGAAATAACAATTTACAATAATCATAGCGGAAAACTTGATGTATTTGATAGCACGAACTCAGAATCATTTGAGATAGAAAACAAAAAAGCACACAAATTTATGACCAACGGAGTTGAATGGTTTAAACTATAAAATAAAATGGCAGCAGAAACAGAAAAAATAATACTTGAAACCGAAGTAAAACTAGGCAATTCAACATCATCGGTAAAATCGTTAAAAGCCGAGTTAAGAGCATTAACAAATGAACTTGCAAACCTTGAACCAGGATCACAAGCGTTCTTGACTGCTGCTAAACGAGCAGGAGAATTGCAAGATAAAATGGAAGATGCAAAGAATGCCGTTAAAGCATTTAATCCTGAGGCAAAATTCCAAGCATTTGCAGGTGTAATTGGTGGAGTAGCAAATGGATTTGCTGCTGCTCAAGGTGCAATGGCAATATTTGGAAGTGATGCAAAAGAACTTGAGAAAGTAATGGTTAAAACTCAAGGCGCAATCGCATTGGCTACAGGCTTAAATGGTTTGCTTGGAATGCAAGATTCATTAAAACTATTTGGTGCGCAGTTAAAAGATGGAATTAAGTCTTTATTCACATTAAGAGGTGCGTTAATTGCCACAGGTATTGGTGCAATTGCAGTTTTAGTTGGAACATTAGTTGTAAATTGGAAGGCTTTTAATAAGGCTATAACAGATGCATTTCCTGCATTCAAAGTTGTTGGCGATTTCTTTGCAAACTTCAGACAAATAGCGTTTGGTACTATCAAAGGAATAACAGAAGGCTTTAAAGGTTTAGGTTCAATTATATCAAAGTTTTTTTCAGGCGATTTCTCAGAAGCAATTGATGAAGCTAAAGGATTAGGCGAGCGAATTTCTAAGGCATACAACGAAGGTTTTGCAGAAGAAGATGCAAAGATTAAAATTGAAAATGCAATTAATGCTCGAAAACAACAATTAGCAATCCTTGAAGCACAAGGGAAAGATGCTTTACAATTCAAATTAAAATTACAAAAAGATGAATTGTCGTTACTTGAAAAAGGATCTGAGGAATACAATGCCAAGTTAGTTGAGATTGAAACAACAAGAACTGCAATAAGAAAAAAAGGCGAGGATGATAGAAAAGCACTTGCAGAAAAGAAATTAGCGCAAGAAAAATTAGAAGCAGAAGCAGAACAAGCAAGACTTGATTTTCAACTTGACAAAGCAAGAAAAGGATTTCAAGAAGCAAGCAAGAGGTTTGATGATACTACTAAAGTCTATGAAGAAACACGCGAAAAAGGATTAAAGGCTATTAATGATGAATCTCAAACACTAGAACAACGCAAACAAGTTTTAGATTACTTTTATGCAAATAAATTAATTACCGAAAAAGATGCTACTGATGCAAGCATAAAATTAGCAAAATTAGAATCAGACCAAAAATCAAAAGAGTTAGAAATTTATGCTAATGCTTTAAATGCATTCGCAGATTTAGCAGGTAAAAACACAGCAGCAGGCAAAGCATTAGCAATTGCATCAACTACTATATCAACTTACTTATCTGCACAACAAGCATACGCAAGTGCATTCTTACCTATTCCTAATCCATCAAGTCCAATACTTGGAGCAATAGCAGCAGCAGCAGCCGTGGCAGGTGGATTGGCAAACATTAGAGCGATTATGTCTGTGCAAGTTCCAAACTCAGGTGGTGGAGGTGGTGGAGGTTCAATGCCAAGTATGCCATCGTCTGCGCCTCCAATATTAAGGCCAACATCAAGCAATGTAAACATTGGCAATACAAACCCAATTAAAACAACCAATCAAAACGAAGGCGGCAAAGTTTATGTTTTAGAATCTGACATTACCAATAGCCAAAACAATGTAGATTCCATTAAGAAAAAAGCAACTATTAAATAAACTTATATATTAAATTGACATGGAGAAATTACCAATATATCGTTGGAAAGTAGATGCCGAAGATGAAAGCGAAATCACTGCTGTTGCGTTGGTAGATATGCCAGCAATAGAAATGAATTGGCACGCGTTTAGTACGCAATTTGCAGAAACCTATGATGATTATCCAGAAGCAGCAAAAGAGAACGCTAAAATTGCTTTAAGATATGCAGAGGAAAACGGATGGGGTGATTGTGGAACGGCAGTCGGAAAGCAAAGAGCAAACCAATTAGCAAAAGGTGAAGCAATAAGTAGAGAAACGATTGCAAGAATGTCAGCCTTTGAACGCCACAGACAAAGTTCACAAAAAGAATTAGGTGATGGATGCGGCAGGTTAATGTGGTTAGCTTGGGGCGGAGATGCAGGTGTAGAGTGGGCTAAAAGAAAGTTAGAGCAAATAGATAAAAAAGGATTTATAAAATTTCAAGCAGACGAGCAAAAGCAAATTATATCTGGACCATTAATGGTTGCAGGTTTGCCAATTTACAGGCGAAATGAATCAGGAGAATATTACGGCATATTTGAAGCTGAAGATATTTACAACCTTAGGAACAAATTTTCTAAAAATCAATTCGGAAACTCGGTTAATAAAATGCATGATCCATCGCAAGCAATAGATGGTGTTTACATGATCGAGTCTTTTATTATTGATAGCGAAAGAGGAATCAATTCACCTAATGGATTTAAGTTGCCTAATGGATCATGGTTTGCTTCTTACAAGGTAGACAATAAAGATGTTTGGGATAACTTTATAAACAACGGAGAATTTAAAGGATTCAGCGTTGAAGGTATGTTTAAAGAGGTTCAAGTAGATGCAAAACCATTAAGCATAATTGAGCAGGTTATTGAAATTATCAAACAAATTGAAGACTAAAAAAACAATAAAATTAAAATCTAATATATTAAAATATGACAAGTAAAGACGCAATCGATAAAATCAAAAATTTGATTAAATTCGGTACAGTAGAAGCTAAGTTTGAGCAAGCTAAATTAGCTGATGGAACAATCATCCAATGGGAAGATGATTTGGGCGAAGGCACAGCCATAATGGTTGTTGGCGAAGATGGTAACGTAATGCCTGCACCTGATGCAGTTCATGAATTAGAAGACGGCACAATGGTTACAACTGTTGGTGGTTTAGTTACTAAAATTGAAGGCAAAAAGGAAGAAGAAGTAATCGAAGAAGAAATGGCAGCAGAACCAAATCCTGAGTTTATCAAGCATCTTGAAGACTTTAAAATGATGGTTGAAAGAATGACCGCAATTGAAAACAAACTTGCCGAGTATGAAAGCAAATTTTCAGCCATTACCGAAACAGTAAAAAACACCGAAACAAGCACATCGGATAAGTTTGCAAAAGTGATTGAGTTAGTTGAAGCTATTTCAAACGAGCCTGCAACAATTGTTGAAGCACCAAGAAATATTACTTACAAAAAGATACCAAACAAGCAAAGTGCAATTGAAATTTTTAAAGATTATCAAAACAAATTAAATAAATAAATAACAAAAAATTATGGGATTCGTAGTAACAAGTTTGACGAACTACGTCAAAACAAACGAAAACATTTTATTAGTAAAATCGTTTTTCGAGCCTAAAACTGCAACTTACATGCAGAAATTAACAGGCATTAAATCAAGTGGCCAAATTCCTCAACTTACAGATGAGATGTATTGGCAAACAGGTGGCACTTGTGGATTGATTAACGCTTCAGGCGATACTTCAATTACTGCAAGAGTGCTAACAGTTGGTAAAATCAAAGCTGAAAAATCATGGTGCGTGGCTGACTTAGAATCTAAGTATACTCAGTTATTGCTTTCGCCAGGTTCTCAGTATGAGGCTTTGCCAGGTGGAATCGACCAAGCTTTTATGGAGTTTGTAATGGGTTCGCAAGGTGAAAAAGTAGAATTAGCAATTTGGCAAGGTGACACCACTGTATGGCAAGATTACTTAAATAAGTTCGATGGACTTGTTAAGATTATCAACGCTGCAAGTGGTACTGTTCAAGCTAACGCTGCTGCTTTTGGAACAGTTGTAACTTCAATCACTGCCGCAAATGTATTAAGCGTTGGAGATATGATTTACAATGCTATTCCTGCTGCATTACTTGACAAAACTGATTTGAAAGTTTTTATGGGTGTTGATAAAGCAAGACTTTATTTAAACGCTTTAAAAGCAGCAAACTTATTTCATTTTAATCCATCAACCGATCCATTGGCTGAGTTTCCAATCTATGGAACTAACGTTATGATTGTTCCAGTTAATGGTTTAACAGGCGTTAACGCTGCTTATGCTTTAAGAACTTCAAACATGTTCTTGGGTGTTGACTTAGAGAACGAAGAAGAAGAAATGAGAGTTTGGTATAGCGAAGACTATGACACTGTAAACTTACGAGTTAAGTTTAAAATGGGAACACAAGTTGGTATTACTTCACAAGTAGTTAAATTTACATATTAATTATGCCTTGCGCAATAGTAAGTGGTTACGCATTAGATTGTAAGGATGTTGTAGGTGGCATATCAGCCATCTACATCACCGAACTTGCCAACGTAACTACTATAACAGAAAATGCAAGTGGCTTTGTGACTGCAATCACTAAGGCTGCTGGAAAGAAATTTTACCAGTATGCTTTATTGCCAAGAGGAGCGAATAATTTCACTCAAAATATCCAAGCAGATGCGGCAGCAGGAACTGTTGCTTATGAGCAATCGGTTGTTGGAAACTTTTCAAAATTGCAATACGAAACACAAATTGTGCTTGAGCAATTGATTAAGAACAGAACAATTGTAATTGTTAAAACCAAAGATGATAGTTACTTTTTATTCGGTAAATTAAACGGAATGGAAGTGACTGCAGGTTCTGCTAATTCAGGCCAAGCAATGAATGAATTTCAAGGTTACCAATTGACTTTTACAGGAATGGAAAAAGCATTGGCAAACGAAGTTGATTCAAGCATTATTGCTGCCTTACTTACTTAAAAGAAAGTTGTTGTTAGTTGTACAGAGAAGGCTATCCATTGTGGTAGCCTTTTTTGTTTAGCAATTTTTGTTTTATTTTATATATTAAATTGTGATCGAATTTAGAAAAACATACACCAACACTGTAACTGTTACGCTAACGGAAAACGCGACTATAAGCAATCCGATTTATTTGTTTCTTTTTAAGAATCAGCAAAGCGGTGTGAATTATTATTTTATTGCAACAGATACATCTGCATTTAAACAACGCTACAATCAATTTCAAGTAATTGAAAAGGCAAATGCAAACACTTTAAATGGCGAAGTAAGTCTAGACAACGAAGGCTTTTACGATTACACAATTTATCAAACAAGTTTAGCCAACACAACAGGATTGGCAAATGCATTGGCAGCAGTTCCTTTTATTACTAAAACAGTTGAAGTTGGTTTGGTTTGGGTTGTGCCTGACGAATTACAAACAACAGATTACAATCCGTTATCAACAACAACAATTATTTATAACCCAGAATGAGAGAAAACAATTATGAATCTTTAATGTCGGTTCAATTCACGAACGACAAAGTGCCGCAATTTATTGAGCCTAAAAAGTCGGATAAAATACCATTCGTTAAATATGGCGAAACAAATAATTATCCTGAGTTTTTGCTTACGTTGTTTAATCGTTCGGCAAAGCATAACGCAATCTTAACATCAAAGCAAACATACATAAAAGGTCAAGGATTTTATTTTGATCAAACCAATATGGATGGCGATAGCATTGTTGCGTTGCAAGCTTTTATTGATCATCCAAATCCTTATGAATCGCTTGACGATATAATGGGCAAAACCACTTTAGATAATGAATTGTTTGGCGGGTTTTATTTGCATGGCATACCATCAAAAAGCGGAAAAAAGTTTGATTTGTACCATATAGATTATTCAAAAATTAGAAGTGATGAAAAAAACGAAAAGTTTTACATTTCCGATTGTTGGTTGAACGAAGATGGCAGTGAAAATACAAACATTAAAGCAGACCAATATTTTGTAGTTGAACCTTATGACGAAACTAAAAAGCAAAAGGATTGGATATTTTATTATAAGTCATACAGACCAGGTTTAAATACTTACACATTACCTGAGTACATTGGCGCAGTGCCTGCTATTATTACCGATGCTGAGATTGCCAATTTCCATAGAGCAGAAATACAGAATGGATTCAAAGGTTCAAAGTTAATTGTTTTCAAAAATGGTGTGCCATCAAACGAGGAAATAAAGTCAGTTGAAAAGCGGATGAAAGCAAAGTTTGCCCCAACGGATAAAGCAGGAACATTTGTAATTGATTTCGTAGACGATCCAAACATGGTTCCTGAGATTTTAGATTTATCCGCAGGAGATTTTGCTGACAAATACAACGCTTTAAACAAGACGATACAAGAAGAAATATTTGTCGGGCATAAGATTACCTCACCTATGTTATTTGGAGTGCGTGTAGAAGGCCAATTGGGTGGAAGAAGTGAATTGGTTGACGCTTATAATTTATTCCAAAACACTTATGTTGCACCAAAGCAAGCAACACAACAACAAGTGTTTGATTATTTTGCACCAGTAAAAGGCAAGTTAAAAATCAAACCAACCGAGCCTATCATGCCATCGTTTAGCGAATCTGTTTTATTGCAGATTTTAACTAAAGATGAAATGAGGCAAATTATAGGTAGAAAACCACTAGACATCAAAGCTAATTTAAACACCTCAATCGTTGATGATTTGAATGCATTAAGTCCATTAGTTGCAAATAAAGTATTAGGCACATTGACTGCAAACGAAATTCGTGAAATAGTTAGCAAGCCTGCAATATCAGGAGGCGAAACAATACCAAGCGCAACACCTGCTGCATTTAGTAAGTGTGAGCATTTTAGTTCAGATGACGAAGTTGATTACGAAGTGTTTTCAAAATATGGCGAACCAATTGAAAATTTTACAAGCATTAAGCATAAAAAGTTTATTTATTCAAAGCAAGATTTCATTAGCAAATTAGATGAAGGCGTATTGGATTTAATAAAGAAAACACCAAAGATTTCTGTTGAAGATTTAGTAAAGATTTTAAAGGTTGATAAAACAAAAATTGAAAAATCTATTGAGACTTTAATTGGCGATGGGTTAATTAATAAAGATTTAAAGATAACTACTAAAGGAACGAATAAGGACATCCCAACGTTTGAAGACATATTTATTAGGTATCGTTATATTTTGCGACCAGATGCACCTGCATTGTTGCCAGGTGGTGAGTCAAGAGCGTTTTGCGATGCTATGATTTCAAACCCTAGATACTTTACACGCGAAGATATAGAAAACATTAGCGATGAATTAGGCCAAATTTATGGCATACCAAACTACGATGCGTTCAAAAGACGTGGTGGATGGTATCATGATCCAAACAAGGATGTAAACTTGCCTTTTTGTAGACACATTTGGAATCAAGAATTAGTTAAATTAAAGTAATATGGCAACAGCAATTTTTTTAAGCGAACAAACATTAAAAGCAGAATCAATTTTGCAAGATAACGTTGATATGAAAGTGGTAACACCAACAATTAAAGACGTGCAAAACATGTATATCTTACCAATATTAGGCACGAGTTTGTACAATGATATTTCTTCAAAGATTATCGCAAGCACGTTAACAAATAACGATAAGAATTTACTGGATTTATACATCACACCTGCCATGATTTGGTATGTTCGCATGGAATTACCATTGAACATAAATTACAAGTACTTTAATAAGTCAGTTGGTGTTCAAAATGCAGACAACATGAATCCTGCTAGTCTTAGCGAAATACAAGTGTTAATGGACAGATGCAAGAACAAAGCTGAATGGTATAGCGAAAGAATCACAAAGTATTTGCTATCAAATCAAACGTTATTCCCATTGTATTTGAGCCAAACAGATGTTGACATTGATACTATATTTGCCAACAGAACTAACTACA